TTGCTCAAGTTCGGATTCAGGAGCAAAATTCATTGCTTCGTCTTCCTTCTCTTCATCACCTTCGTCGTCTCCAGCGTCCATGTCCATTCCCATGTCATCTTCGCCTTTGTCTTCGTCACCTTCTTTGTCACCCATCATAGTGTCAAATTCAGCTTTAAGATCATCAAGAGCATCTTCAAGGTCAACAACTCTGTCTTCTATGTCTTCGTCGTCACCTTTATCTTCTCCACCTTCTTCGTCGCCATCAGCTTCGATATCAGCAATCATGTCATCAGCGGCATCGCCACCCATGTCATCTTCGCCTTCTGGTGTAATTTGATCTACAAAGTTTTCTTCTACTTCTTCGTCTTTTGCTTCGTCTACTTCTTCGTCCTTAGCTTCATCTACAGCTTCGTCTTCGTCAGTAGCTTCGTCAACTTCTTCGTCAGTAGCTTCGTCAACTTTGTCTTCTTCTTTATCTTCGTCTTTTGAAGCTTCATCTACTTCTTCATCTGATTTAGCAGTTTCATCAACTTCTACTTCAGCTGTGTCAGTTTCAAGTAAGTCTTCGTAAATTGTGCGTGATTTCTCAACAACTATTTCGTGAAACAGTTCTTCAGCTCCCGCTTTGTCTTCAGCGATTAACTTTTCAAGCATCGCTTCAAATTTAGATTGATTTGCCATTTTTTCTCTCCTATTGTTTAGATATGGTAAGGCTGTCAATTGTATTTATGGTTAATAGGGAAAAGTACGTAGATATCGGCTAAAATACGCCGGTTTTACATTAAGATTACAAAATCTTAAAGTTTTGCTTGAATTCAGCTACTGTAACCTGATTAAAGTTGGTCAGTTGCAGTAGGTTGTTAGGACAATAATCTTCTTTGTCTGTTACTACTCTTATATATCTCTTTTGAGGATTTTTCTGAATCACTATACCAGTTTGTCTGGCCCAGTTACCGTGGTATGTAGCAGGGTCTGAAGATTTTTTGTAATTTTCTGTATCTGCATACAGGTTATTAATACGTCCACCTTCTCCTTTTACGTTATCAGAGTCAGTACCTTTGAAATCAAAGCCTAGTATGTAGATAGTATCGTGTTGATGTGATTGTGGATTCTTTTTGTCGCCATATGTAGATAACCATAATGCTGTTGGTCCGCTACTCCAACCCTGAGGCTCCACAAAGTAATTAAATTTAAGAAAGGAATCATATAGCTTATTAGGATTAGTCCATACTTCATTGTTCCATTGCCACTTATGTCTGTTGATTTCAGTAATCATCTTGCTATCAACAGCTATTAAGTAGTCAGGAGTAAAGTGTCTATACACCGCATTACAGGCATATATCTTACCGTGCTCTTTTAAGCTATCTAATGAAATAGGTGATCTTGATTTTCCGTTACCTATTATAAAGGCTGTGGACATTTAATTCCTCGTAAAGTTCTATACTGCTTGTTCGGCGTTTGCGGCCAAGCCATACATTTGTCTAACAAAGTGCAATTCTTTTTCTTGCTCTTCTTTATGTAGTTCAGATGCTTTACGGATTTTGTTAATTTGGCGTAATGATAATCTAGTCTTACGAGTATCGTCTTTTGAAATGATTGAATCATCAAAACTTGGATCGTAGCCTTTATCTTCAACAGGCTCTAAAGTTTCTTTATCAAAATAAAATAGTTCACGTAGTATCATATTAGTATTTATGCCGGTGGCACATCTCCTGTACCAGTGTCTCCTGTTGCTGTGTCTGGTGGTGTTGCTTCTCCACCGTCTACCGGTGCTACTGCGTCTGCACCTGGATCTATGTCTTCACCTGCTCCTGCACCTGCCAAGTCTGCACTAATCCCTGCACTTGAAACTCCTGCACCTCTCAACTCGCCTGCGGCATCAGTTGGTGGTGGAGTAATATTTTCGTCATTCTCTTCACGCCACATTCTTTCATTGTCTGCAATTTCTTCTTCAGTCATTCCTAAGAAACGTTTAAGTGCAAATCTATTACTAATGTAAGGTATAGCACTCATTTGTGTATAAGTTGGTACTCTTGCATTATCAATTTCACTTTGTCTGTAACTTGCAAAGTTTTGTGGTGGTTGGAAACGTAAATCAAACATAGCAGTATCAATGTTGATACCTTTTTCTATCAAATAACGTTTAAACTCTTGACTAAACTGTTCTTGTACTAACGATTGTAGTCTTTCACAGTATGTGTTGAATCTTAATTCTTGAATGTATGCAGTACCTACTCTACCATCATTAACCTGTGCGGCACCTTCGTCTGGACCGGTCGGTAAGTATGAACTTGGAATACGTAAACCTCTAACAAGTTTGTTAGTAAAGTATTTTAAGTCATCAATCTCACCTAGGTTAGTACCACCTGGTAATGTTTCAACCTTAGAGCCACGCCCTTCAGCAGTCTGTGGAAAGAAGTAGTCTTCGTTAATTGATAATGGATTGTATGCACTATCAACAACATTTTGTCCGCCACCTGTTGCACTAGGAATACGTCTTTGGTGAATGTCTGTTTTTACACGTTCAACAAATTGCATAGCCAAGTGTGATGGCATATTACCTACATCTACATAAAACACTCTACGTTCAGGCGCTCTTTGTACTCTGTATATTATAATTGCATCTTCAAGTAATTCTTTTTGTTTGTAAACTTTAAAAATACTTTCAAGTAATGAATTACCAAATGGAAAATTTCCATCAAGTCCTTCACTTAAACTTAAATGTACCATATTCTCAGCATCAACGGCAATCTCTAGTAAGTCTTTTGTAAAGCGTCCGCCTGCTTGTGACTGACCAGGTGCACCAACTTGTCCACGTGCTCCGCCAGTTAAGTAACCACTACCTCCGCCTGTAACGTTTCCGTTTGTTACATGGGGTGTAGTTGCAACCATATCTCTAAAGTTTAAGTTCATATTCTTAACAACGTACTGTTCAGGTGATTTACCTTCACTTTCGTTTACAATAATACGTGAAACGTTTGCTGGATCAACATGAAACCACTTTTTAGTTTCTGGATCTCTTACAAAGAAAGCATCACCGTATTTGAATAGGTTACGCATAATACGAAACATTTTTGTTTCAAAATTTTGTATTTTACACCATTGCTGTAAGTATAGTTTTAGTGTTTGTACTTCTGTATTAGTTGCGTCTTGCTTATAATCAATAATAAAAGGTGATTGATTAGTTTTATTTTTTTGTGTTGTAAATTCTGCTAGGATGTCTAATGCGGCATTAACTTCTGAATCTAGATCCATTGTGTTATACTGTCCATAACGCTCAACACGATTTGGACTACCAACATATACATCTGGTAAGTAGGAAGAGTAATTCGCCTGTGCCGGACCCATTCCGCTGTTACCTGCGCCACCCAAAGGTGAATAGTTACCGGTACCGCCTTGGTCTGCTTCTACAGGGTTAAAATATCTTTTCCAACTCATTTATTATCCTTATCCTAAGCTATCAGCAGTTGTTCTTGATGCTGATGTTATTTTTCTTAATTCCATTAACATGGATTGCATACTACTATTTAACGAATCTAGCTTCTCTCCTGCACCCTTCTGGCCTTCACCAAAAGCACTAAAGTTGTTAACTAGATTTGCTTTGGCATCTGCATCCATTTTATTGTATTCTTTTTGGTATGCTCCTAATTGTTTTGTAAGTTCAACTATTGATTTTGAAACTGATTTTAAATTGGCTCCATCCATTGCATCAATAAAGTTAGCAATACCTTGTAAGCCATCGCCAATTGCTTTAAGTCCTGCGGAATCAACATCTGCAAACAGTTTTACATCGTCAGCCAAATCTGCTAATCCACCACTACTGCCACCAAACAAACTACCAAGTGATTTACCAATACTATCTAGTAAACCATCTCCTGTAAATGCACTCATACCTTTGTGTAAACTTGTTAGTGCAGGTCCAACTGCAAACAACCCAGCCGCATTTACTCCTTCAAATTCTTTTATACCATTAGCTAAATTAGTAAATGCACCTGTTCCAATAAACGATGCAACAATACCACCTTTAGCAAGATCCATAACCGGACCTGTAATTGCTTTTAATCCGGCTCCAGCAAGTGTAAGTTTTCCGCCATCTAATTCTTCAAACTTCTTAGCACCATCTGCCATTGTACCAACGGAGTTAGCAATAGAATCGATAAGCAACGATATACCTGCACCAGCAACGCCAATACTTGCTACTGCTACACCAAATGCCAACAATCCTGGAGATGCTATTGCCAAAGCTGGCCCCATCATTGTTAGACCCACTGCCATAGCGACAAACATCGCTCCCATGGCAACGCCGCCTATAAGTAAATACTTTCCTATACTTTTAAGTGCACCAGTTATTCCGTCAAACATACCTGGTTTTCCTGAATCGCCTTCTTTGCCGCCTTCTTTTTTATCTCCGTCGCCACCGCCAAACATCCCCATTACAGCATTTTTAATTGGTGTAAAGATATATGTACTTACTAATTCACTTATTGTCATTTTTTGAAAGTCAGCTATAAACTTCGTAATCGTTGTACTAATTTTGTCAACAAATTTACCAATTGCTTTTGTACCTGTACCATCTTTACCAAACAAATCCTCAATTATTGGAGTAACCTTTGCAACTACACTTTGTAGTTTGTCAAATATTCCACTCT